CAACCGCACGAACATGGACGAGTATGGACCGAGAATTTATGGTTTGTCGTTAAAAATAAAAGGTATTACCGATTCAGAAATTGATAATGAAGGCCGATATAATCACCCCATTCAAAAAGGATTCATGAATACTACATTTAGATCAAATCGCGAAGTAATTGGACAAGGAAGAAGAGGGAATAACAACAATCAAAATGAGAGAGAAGAACGAGTGCTTAAAGTACACCCTCACGCGTCAGGTCATATTACAAGAATATTGATGGAAATGGCAGCAATGTACCGACTTTCTGATTATATAGTAATTCAAGTTGGTGGAAGCGCCGGACGTGCCGCAAGATTTGGTTACACCTGTCATTGTATTAACACTGTTGTTGACAACTATGATGAAGAGAGAGCAATAAATAACATGGAAACACTCTTCGAATTAGGGACAAAAACAGACGAAGTTGGTTTGTGCTTTTGTGGCTTTGATGGAACGCTTTGCAGACATGCACAAGCTTTCGTTGATGTACAAAGAACATACCACCCAAACAGACAGGTTGCACTTCTTTTCGTTCACACGAGCTACTACGTTACTAAACAAATTGAAAATTTATACAAGAATAATACGATTGCACATTTTTCAGGCCGAACGATACTTATTCAGAACCAATATTCACAAGACATTGAAGGTGGTTTTAATTCATACGATTGTAACACAGGATATTCAAAGGAAGGAATCTATTATCGTAGTGAGGACAATGAAATCGTAACATGCGTTGATGGGAATTCAAACCCATATGTGCATCATGATCCCAGTTTGTTCAGTCAAACTATGGATTATGGCTGTACGAGCAAATTTACTGTTTCATTACCAAACGGAAGTATAACCTTTGATCCGGACATAATAATTAAATATCACCAGAATGTTGAAGTATTGTGGGACGTTAAACGTAGGGCTACAACTAATCCCGTATTACCAAGAAAACGCCAGCAGCAAGAAGTCACCAATGAAAAGAACACTTTGCAGATTCTACTTGAATCCTTAACAGCAGAATATGAAAATAAACAGTCTTTTGAATTAGAAACGAGTGATCACAAATTTAAGTACGAGACAGTCATAGACAGTAATAACAAGAAAATAACTAGTGTTATGTTAGATGGAAAATTTTACGTGGCCAGGAAACCTAATCTTTGGGCTAAAACATTTTTAGAAGCAGTAGTATACAAGAAAGAGCTATTACGACCTATTCCCCAAGATGTTTTCAATCTCGTTGTTAACTATTTTA